GTCGGGGTACTTAGGGTAGGCTAACCTCCCCTGGGGGTCGGCGCCGACGCGCCGACCTGCGACGACGCCGGCCGACCTGCGCCGACCGACCCGCTCGACCGGGCGCCGGCCGCGGCGCCGAGCTGCCGCGGGCGCCCTGGGCAAACGACGTCGACCGGGCGCCGCAATGTCATTGCCCATTGCCACGACGTCGCCCGGGCGCCATGCATGCATGCGACGTCGACCGGGCATGCGCGCCGACCGCATGCGGATAGCAGAGCGCCCGACTACCGGGGTCGGTAGTCGGGCGCTAGTGGGTCGGCGCAGTGTGTAGTTAGTCGGCGCCACCGCGCGTGATGGTTGCGGCGCCGTTGATGTACCCGCGGCCGGTATCGGGGTCGACCCATAGGCAGTGCCGACCGGGATAGTCGGAACCGTCTTCGGTGGCGCAGTATGGCATTACTACGACGGCGCCCTGGGCGGTTTCGTGGATCTCGGTTGCGGTTGCGCCTGCGATTATGCCGGCGGTGAGTGCGGACAGGATTAGGGTTGTTCGTTTCATGCCGATCACGGTATCAGACTTGCGTCTGTTACCTGTTATGTGTAGGGTCGGCGTCATGACAACTCACACTGTTACCGCGGTCGGTCATCCGACCGTATTCACCTATACCGACCGGGTCGACGCCGGTATCCACGCGCGCATTCTCGAATCGGTTGGCTATACCGTGATCGTTCGGAGCGTGGTCGCATGACAACGGCGCAGGATGTCCTTACCGCGGTCTACGACCGTTTCGGTATCCAGCTTTCCGAGACTATGACGGGCGGTGGTTGTATGGCACTGCATGCACGGTTGGAATCTGGGCATTGGCTTGTCGCTGTTGACGACATGCTTATGTCGTTTGCGAGCCGTGTCGAATACGAAGCGGATAGCGCCGACGACTACGACGACGGCGCCCGCCGGCCGGCCGGTTGGTCGGTCGGTATCTACCCGGACATGGGTTCGGATCTGGAATGGTCGGGCGCCGATTCTGTCGTTGATGTCGTGGATTACGACTTATTCGCTGAGGATCTCCCGGAGGTTATCGGTCGGGCGCTCGCGATGTTCGTATCCTCGCGACTTGCGACTGTTACTGCCAGCGACCGGGCTATCGCGCTCTGCGAAGAGGATATGTCCGACCAGGAGACCTACCGTTCTAGCGCCCGCTAGAACCTCTCACCTAACAGTTAGGAAATAGAACGATGGGAAATTGCCCAGGATTTATCACCGCTAGTAACGGTTTGGCTTTGCTTTGCACTTTGGGCGCCGGACATTCGGGGTCGCATGTCGCCGGTACTACCGGTGGAGGTGTGGCCGCGGTTTGGTTGGAACCGGCGCCGCGGCGCAGTAGCTAGCGGACGTTGTACATCGCGCGCCGGCGCCTGTCGGCGCGCGTTGTTCTACCGCCGGTAGATGTTTGCCACTGTTACCAGAGAGAGAATCACATGACCATTGCACTTACCCTCACCACCGCCCAGGGCGACACGTTTCCGCGCGGGTTGAACCGAACCGAACTTATCCTTCGGCGCGATGACTTCGGCGCCGCGGTTGTCCGCGGGATGAGTCAGGAAACGCGCGCCGACCGAGACGCCGTTAAGGTGGCCCGTGTTCTCCAAGGCGAATTGCGGGGTCGGGTCGGCTATGCCGCGGCGCCGGCGCCGATACTCACGCCCGGATTGGCGCAAACGAAGCTCGCGAAAAATACGTTACCGTCGTTCGGTTTGATGTTGACGCCCGAGCGGGGGTTGACGTTGAATTCCGCGCGGGCCGCTTTCGGTCTGTCCGGCGCGTTCAATACGTGTCCGCGCGCGTCGCTTGGTTGCGCCGCGGCGTGTCTCGTGTTCTCCGGACAGTCGGGCATGCCTACGGCGCAACGCGCGCAAGCTATCCGCACGATGTTTCTCATCGCGCACCCGTATGAATGCGGGTTGATTATCGGCGCCGAGATCCGCGCGTCGTTGCGGCGCCACGGCCGAATCAACTTGCGTTTGAACACTACAAGCGATATCCGTTGGGAGATGCTTGCGCCGGAGATGGTTTCGTCGTTGGCGGCCGCCGGCGTGGAACTCTACGACTACACTGCGTGGTCGCCGGCCGACCGCGCGGCGTCCGCTGATTACCATCTGACGTATTCAGCGAAGGAAACGTCGCATACGTCAGACGCTTATCTGACGTCGATTCTGGCGGCCGGCGATAACGTCGCAGTGCCTTTCGATACGCCCAGGGGCGCCGCACTGCCGGCAACGTGGAACGGGTACCGGGTCGTTGACGGGGATCTGTCCGATGAACGGCGCAACGACCCCCGCGGGGTCGTGGTCGGTTTGCGCGCTAAAGGACACGCGTGGAAACGCGATAACACGGCCGGGTTCATTCGGTCGGCGCAGTCGGTCTGACACGGTTTATCGGTCGTCGGCGCCGTTCCAGGGCGCCGGCGTCCGGCATGCAATGTCAGAACAACCCAACAGATAGGAAAGCAATCATGCGTTACCAGAACGGTTCCAGAGTCAACTACAGGGTGTGTCCGTCCGGCATGCCCGATACCGGCGTGGTCGGTACCGTGGTCGGGATTGAACCGCACCCGACCAAACGCGCGCGTTTGGTGTACGTCGTGGAATGGGATGACGTCGACTATTCCGACCGCACTAAGTTTGCGCCGACGCGCTATATGTCGTCGGATCTCGCGCGGGTCGCATGCGATGACTGCGGCGCCGATTCGGGCGAACCGTGCCAGCCGTATTGCATCGCGCCGGACGGTACCCGCGCGGGCGCCCAGGGCGGACGGTAATGGGCGCCAGACTTCCCGCTATGGGCGTCAATGTCAACGACCGGTGCCATCCGTTCACTGTCGACATTCTGTCCGGCCGTAAGACGGTAGAGACGCGCGCGACCGATTCCCTACGGCCGTATGTCGGTCGTCGGGTCGGTATCGTTCGAACGGGCGTCGGTCGCGCGGTGCTGGTCGGTTTCGCGACGATAGGCGAACCGATACGGTACGGGTCGGTGGCGGAATTCCGGTCGGACTATGGGCGCCATAGGGTACCGGCGGGGTCGGTATTCGATTGCGGGTCCGGCGGGCGGTTCGGGTATCCGTTGCGCGATGTTCGGGCATGCCGGCCGCGGGTAGTGGGTCGGCGCGGGATTGTCGCGCGTCGTATCGACGTGTTGGCGCCGGCATGCGGGTTCGGCCGGTAGCGCCCAGGGCGGTTCGGTCCCGAACGGGAAACACGAAGCACATTTCGTGAATTGCATTTCCGAAATTGTAATTCCGGAATTTAGATACCGGAATCGGTTTTCACGAATGGCATTTTCGGAATGTGGATTCGCGATTCGGGTTTCGCGAACCGCAACGGCTCCTTGAACCACCCCTTGACCCTTGAACCCTGACACTGAAAAACACTCTAACATCCACTGAAACAGAAAGTTGAGAACAATGCCAATGATTACTGAAACCCGTTTGTGGTGCGAGGTCGGTATCTGGAACGCAGGAGAACCAGGACTGATCATTCAGGTTGAGGAGTTCGAGCCGGACGGCGATTACCGCGAGTTCGCTGACGTGCTTGTGGACATGCCGCTTGAGTTTCCTGCGAGTTGGACTGATGAGTCGGACATGCTGGAGTTGCCGTGGGAGTCGGCGCTGAAGAGTCTGGGATATGTGACTGCGGCCGGCTGGGTTCCGACGTATCTGCCGAACTCTGTGTGTTTTCCGATTATTGAGGGGGGAAAGGCTTGATTCGTTTTCGGAAAGGCTTGATTCGTTTTGGGAAAGGCTTGATTCGGAAAGGCTTGATCTCCAGGGGAAAGGCTTGACCCCTACCGGGGTGTTGCTACTGTTACGGCCGGAAGGTTTGGAGGTTTGAAGTGTTGTCTGAGCGGCCGGAGTTGACGTTGGCGCTGATCGAAGACTTGAAACGCAAAGGGATGAATCAAGCCGAGATCGCCAGGGTGTTCGGGGTGTCTCATCAGGCGGTGTCGTATCACGTCCGTAAGTACGGGAAGATGACGCCGGTTCAGCAGGTTATGCAGCATTGGCCGTGGTCTGTGCCGACCGCTCTGGGGCAGCAGGCGGTGATGCGCCGGCTACGGGATCACGGCGAGTTTTACGCCACCGCGGGCAAAGGCATGGACTTCCTGAAGCTGCAACGCCTTCTGGGGTTCTACGAGAGGCTTGGTGGTTTGGTTGTGGAGTTCGATCCGGATCTTGGGCCGTCTGAGGACGCATCTTTGGGCGGGTTCGCGTACCGGCAAAGGGTTGAGTCGGATGGGGATTTGTTGATCCGCGTCAACCAGCACACCCACCTCAGTGATGAGGGCCGCAAGATTTGGCGTCTACCCGACGTGCTGCCCGATCCGCTCGCCGGCAAGGTTCCGGCTGGGAAGATCGGGGAGGGCTTCAGTCTTGTGCCCTTCGATCCTGAGGCTGCGTCTTGCGGGGATTCCAAGGCTTGATGCGACGTTTGTTGTTATTTGGTTCGCCATAAGTTTTGGAGTTCCCCGCAAGCGCAGGGTCTAGAGGCTTCGTGGGCAGTTGGCGCACACGAAGTATTCGAATCCAGGGTCGTCTGGATAGGTGAAGGTTTTTTCTGCTGTTTTGCCGCAGAAGTCGCAGTCTTTGTCGTCAATCATCGCCGCGCTCGTTCTTTGGTGGCGTGTTCGGCTTTGGCTACGTCGAGGAGCCGGTAGAGCTTTCGTCCGCTGCTATTGGTGCCTACGGGGTTGATGCGGCCTTCCCTGGCCCATTTGGTGATGGTGCAGACGGCTACGCCGCAGTATGCGGCGGCTTGGGTGGCGGTGATTTCCGCTTCAATGATTTTTTGTGGGGTGAGGACTGCTGTATCTGGCAAAGGTTTGATGGCCTTTCGGGGATACAAAAAACCCCAGCCTGGAGAGGTCAGGTCTGGGGTGTTTCCGAATATTGGCATAGTTCTGCCAACCAACTCCGATTGTACCAGTACAGTTCGAATTTCACAATGGCTTTAGAGGGTTTATTTTTGTAGCACTTCCGCGAGGGTGGATTTCACTAAATCGATGCGGCTCATTTCCTGGACGGTTTTCTC